CTTCTTCTTCTTCTTCTTCTTCTTCTTCTTCTTCTTCTTCTTCTTCTTCTTCTTCTTCTTCTTCTTCTTCTTCTTCTTCTTCTTCTTCTTCTTCTTCATCAATTATATAAGGCGGTAACAGTTCTTCTTCATCAATTATATGAGATGGGAATAGCTGCGATAAAGAATAATTTTCATACTCTTCTTCGGTGATATGTCTAGTATCAAAATGGTCCTGTATATTAACACATAACTCCCCCATATTCTTTTTGGTACCATTGTGATGGTTTATATTAATATTACATTTATTTGCTATCCTCACTAAATCGGCACGTCTGTATCCATGCGGGCATGTTTTTGTTAAGTTGCACGGCGATCCTGGTAAAGATGCGTTATGTAATTCTTGACATATTCTAGCACGAGAATGATAACCAGGAATATCAGACATATCTACACCGCATCTATCTGTTAAATCTAACATATCTCGTCTAGAGTATTTTGTTGATTTGCATAATCTAGGAGTTAGTTTACACGGAAGGTCCTTTGCAGCTGGGAAAAATTCCCTTTCGGAAACAGAAGAACAAAGAGTATGCATGTTACTAGATGCTATTTGTTCTTCTGACATTCCACAATGAGCAGCTATTTTCTCTAAATCTTTACGATAATACCCTGAAGGACATGATTTATTTAAAACGCATTTATTATTATTCATCAAGTTATACTTATTTAAATGATTACAAGATAATCTTAAATGGTTACTAAAATCGATGATTTATCAGATGAGGATTGTTCCTCTGACGAAGAAATTTTAAACTTAGACATTTTAGAAGAAAATATTGTACATGGTATAAGGGATTGTAAAGATATAGTTTCGTACAAAGATACGTTAAACAATATATCCATGGATTTGTCCATTCCTTTAAAAAATCGAACTAAAGCAATAGAGTTATATAATACTTATTTTGAATTAGATGTAATTGAACTAGTTACTAAGATATCAGGAATGTATATGTTCTCGCGTACAAAGATTTTAGAAGAATATATGTATGAGTTATGTACAAATTCTAATATTTCCAATAACATAAAAGTTATACTCGCTAAATCTCTCGGATATCACGGAGAGGAAATAGGATATGTAGCTCTAAACATATTATGTGAAGAACTTTCAAACGGACTAGTTAATATAGCAACCCCGATTTATATAGATACAATCAAACTTTTATTTAAGAGTAAAGACTACAGATCTAATGCTCTTAAGTACTTTATTGGAGTAATCAATAATCAAAAGATTGAATGTGAATATAGATATAACACAATTTTATCATTAGAAAATGAATCAGATGACATGGAATCATTGATCTCTAATCCAGAAGATTCTGATGATAACGAAGAAAACAAGAGAATAAAAGACGAGAATGATAACATTAAATCATATAACGAGTTTATTATAGAAAGTATACAACAAAGTATGAATGCATTTTTTTACACAGAACATAATAATATGATGTATCGTCTTCTGTCAAGTCAATACCTTTTTCAAAACCATACTCCACTCGAAAACGATTCAACTCAACATGAAAACAATATAAATACAGAAGATATAGAAGATATACTGATTAATATAGCTGAAAATCCGGATATAGAATATAATTTACGTGCTGACGCTACAGATATTGTACTAAAATTTGGTAAAAACAAGGATAGAGCTGAAAGGGTTATTATACTTCTAGGTAACGTAAAGGGTAAATCTAAGACAATATTTGAAAACGCTCAAAATGCGCATTACGATGAGTTTGTCAAATCAGTAAATGACGGGATTGATTTCCTCAATACTATACCACTGCTCAAACTCGAAAATGGCAATATAATAACGTTTGATCATATACTGAAACAAGTGAAAGATCTAGTGGAAACCATATATAACCATAAGACTGATGAAGATATAATTAAAAAAATCAATATAGCAATGAATAGAATCAATATGGACAGAGCATTATATTCCAAGTATAATTGTTCATTAGCCGCAATACTTTTAAAAGTATGGACATATGTAGCTTCGCATGAATGTGAAAACGAAATGAAGAAACGATTACTAGAGGAACTTCATGATATGGCTGGTATATGTTCAACCGGATTCGCAGAAAGATTAATAAACGTTATATCTGGATTTGGAGACTTCAATTTTAGAATATCTTTCGAAGAACAAATTGTTGCCAATTTTTCTGGACGTTTAACAGCCAGAGCTAAAAATATATTAACAGAATGGAATAATACTGATAGAATAAAGATGGTTGCTAATATTTTGATTAATATTGATCCGGAATTGAAGAAAAACGTATTACGTTTATATTTGAACAAAATAGGAGTGTTGGACAAATATATATTTATTAGAAGGGGTCCTTATCGGAAATTAATTAATGTATTCGAAGACCCGGTTGAATATGAAAAACTTCTTGGTAAACTGACTAAGGATGATATGTATCCGACGAACGAACAGCGATATACTGCTTACTTAGAATATCTACAAAATGAAGGTATTACAAGTAAAAAGTCCAGTAAAAAGTCTTCTGTATTACCATCGTCAGATTATTTTATACTGGAGGAGTTCAGAGATAACATTTTATCTGAACTTGTTATTGATACTTCTAACGCAGCTGATCGCATATGTTTCTCAACGTTTTTAGGAATAGAGATGTTAAGTATTAGGGAAGAATTGTACGAAGAATTTAAGGAGCATATAAATGATCAAGAATTTGACAACTATTTTCGAACAGCTGTGTGTAGATTTGAGCAACATTAGTATTTTCTCTCTTGTATATAATAAAGATGTCATACAAAAAATTAAACAGTTTAACACCGTTATTGAATCAATCTAATATTGAAGCCGTTAAACATATGATTGAGCAAAAGAAAACAGACAGTCCATATCACGCCACACATGACAGTGCATCTACCGTTATAACAGATTTTGATCATTTTCCTTACAACAGGTATTTTCGAGGACATTATTCTTCTCCTACACCAATAATCGCTGAAAGAGAAGCAGGGTTTAGACCAAGACATGATAGTTGTTATAAAGCGAAAATACCTCCTAGTGCTCAATCAACACCTTATCCTGATCATTGTTTTGAAGGAGCTTGTAGTTTAGTGACTCCTTGTTATACTTCATATCTACATAAATATAGCGATCGTGATGCTATGAATGTTCAACTTAATAAAGCATGTATTGTACAATATAGATAGATTATTTTGCCATAGTGAATATTTTTAAGTGAAAAATATTCACATATAATATAAACGGTATGTTAACATCAATAATCGCAATTTTGGCAATAGCCTACGGTATACTTATTGTAATAGTAGCTCTAAATATTGGGGACAGGTTTGCAGACTCGTCAACTAAATGTGATAAAACTGCGGTAAAATCAAATCAAGGATTGTTAGTAATTGGAGGAGCAATGTTGGCATTTGGAGTGTCATATCTTTCATGTAACTTTATGTGTTCGTGTAAAGGAGGGGATTATTTGTTTGACAATTCAATAGTCTTTTCTATTGGAATAGTTATAACTGCAATTTTATGTATTACACTGTCTGCAATAGTAGAGAATAAGGGTAAAACTTGTCTACCAAATATAAATAAAACTACTATGTCAGTATGGGTTTCCGCGGTTATTATATTAGTTCTAGGACTTTTACTTATTGGTATGCATATATTTGTTGGAGGAGGAACACATAGAGGAAAGTCTATAACATGGAGTACATAATATATGGATAGATATACACCTATACATTTAATATACATAAAATATTTAATATATACAATATATTAAATATACAACTATTAGTGGATCTTTTCGTCTTCACGCTCGTTATACCCATCAATCTTCGGTGTAACTCTATGTTTCCTTGGATGATCCTCAAAATCATCGTCCAGTCTCTCTTCGATCCATCCATAAGATTTACGAATAATATTTAGAAATTCGTAATATACATCTCGTTGAACTTCAGGACAAAGTCCGCTAAGTATTATTTTACCAGAATGAAAAACAAGAAATGTGTTATTTCTTTCTTTATTCAATTTTTTATCTCGGTCCTTTAATGATAATGTGTCTAAGAATTCGTCGTACATCACGATACTGATATCCCATAGATCTTCCGACATCGGATCGGAAGATACAGAAGCATCTATATCAGATTTATAAGTCATCTTTTCTAATTTTAATATACGGATATCTTTAGTCATTGGGATTTTTATATTAACTCCAGTGTAACCAAAACTAGTTTCTAGTAAAGATGTATATCCAGTTTCTTCGTTTATGTAACTATCCAATTCTTCCCTATTTACATAGAAACCGAGTGAGAAATCTATATTTCGCATTGCTGGAACAAGTATTGCTTTGAACGATGATTCATTATTTTCGAATGAATACATGTCTGTAAAATTGCGAATATAATTCCACATATATTTAACAACTGATTTTGCGTGTTCGTCACTCTTACAACCTGTCATTTGAAATTTTCCATTCTGACACACCTTAAAATTAATATTTTTACCGTCTACTACCATTACGACAGTTGCAGCGTTACGGAAGAACCCTCGTTTCTTAGGTTGTTTACTATTGTCTTTTTTACGTTGTTTTAAATCTACTCCTCTCAACATATCACCAAATTGAAGTGTTATGATTGATCCATTTGGTATATCTTTGTTTGGATCAGGGGGAGGGTCTTTCTTCTTGCGTCCTCTTCTTTTTGGAACTATAATATATTCAACAAATGGTAAATATTCTACCAATTTTATTAGATCAATTATTATATTTAGTCTGACTATTATAGTCTTTGTGCTCACTGGAATATCATCAAACTCTGGAAACCTTAGATGTGACATTATTTAATTATACCTTAAAGGTATCATTTATTTAAATACCATTTTGAAAATTTCTATATATAATATAAATGAAAAATCCATTCTTATATTCCATTCCTGAAATATTTCAATTATATAATGAAAACAAGGAAGAAATTCAATCGTACATACAGAATAACACCATCGAACACTATTCAGATAGCGCAGACGACGTTGCAAAAACAACTACTAGCGCATTGGTAGTTATTCTTATCATAGGTATTATTTCTTTAATATTATGGGTATGGGCCTTATTTATTACATTAAAACGATGGGATAGACTTAGTTCTACTAAACAGACTCTTTGTATTGTTTTACTCATTCTCTCGTGGGTCGCTTTACCAATAGTATCGCCTATTATTGTATTGTTGTTAGCTTATACGTCTTAGAATGAAAAATCTGGATAGTCACTATTAAAGTCCCTAAATTTTCCTCCATGGTCAGTATATACGTTTTTTCTTTCGTTAAAATGTCTTTTAAGAATAGTGTAATCGTCTACCAAATCAAAGAAAATAGGTTTACTGTCAGGTGATCTGCATACACGACCTAGGTTTTGTATGTAATAGTTTAAAGTATCGGTTGCCAGTAATAGTGTATTTAATCTCGGATGATCGAAACCTGTTCCAACTTTTTGAGTTGTTCCTATTAGTATTCTAGCCTCTCCACAATAAGTTTTTTGTGAACCAAATAAACTGGTAACATATTCATCCTCTTCTTTTAATCTAGTAAGAAGATATTCTGCTTGTGCAATACGTTTTGTCAATATTAAGAATACTCGTTTATCAAATCTTTTTATTATTTTAATAATAGTTTCATTACGACCTGTATCACATGCTTGAGAATCAAGAATCTTACCCCAGTCAGGTCTTCCTTGTGCGTTAAGTTCAACTATAGGTTTAAATCCTGTGTTAATTTTGTATACAGTATGTGGTATCCATAATTTTCTGTATATTAACGGATTTTTACTGATATTACGACAATTGTCTTCGTCAAACGATACATTATTCGTATTGTCCATTGACAATTCTTCTCTTATATTAGTATCCCCCTCGTTATCCACAGAGAGTAATCTTTCATTGGTTATTCCAAAATATAAACCAATTAAGGCGTCATATCCATCGTATCTATATGGCGTTGCAGTTAAACCAATCAGATATCGTGGTGTAACACATGTTAGTGATTTTGAAAGTGTTTCTGTCATAACTTGATGGCATTCGTCTATTATGACTAAACCAATTTTTTTCATTAATAATGGATCAATTTTTACGGCATTTTGAGCATTAACTACATAAAAGTTCTGATATGGATGTATTTTTGTCTTTGGTTTTATAATTTGACAAGTTGCGTCTGGTGAAAATTTTTCTATAGATTCCTTCCATTGATTAATAATAGCTAAACCCTTCGTAATAACTAAAACAGGTAACTTTATCATAGATGCTAATTTAATTGCAGACAAAGTCTTACCAAAACCCGGATACGCTGATATCATTACACATCCACGAGTATTTAGATAGTGTAATGCTTCTTTCTTAATCTCTTCTTGATTTTCTCTTAATGTAGCAGAGAATTTGAAAGTTGACTTGTCGAAAGAATCTCTTGATGGACGACTATCTGTTGTTAGGAGTTTCATTGCATATCCAAATGGAAGATATATGTCGTTATTATCCGTTAACTTGTACGGATATACATATTGCGGAGATGAGTTTTGAGCATATTTGGATAAAGGAATTTCTATATGAAGATCTTCTGATACTTGGTCTGTGTTTATATCAGTTGTTTTTACAATTATTGACATCTTTATGATATATCATTATGATATATCATAAATCCAATTTAAACTATTGTAAATAGTATTGATTTTAAAAGAATCTGGTATTATTTACAATAGTTTAAATTTTTGGTATTTTGATATCCACCTCATATAAACAAATAGCCAAATTATTAGCCCTAATACAATTAAACCTCCAATAACACTTCCTATAATTGTCCATATCATGTTTTTATGACTTTGGTAATCTGCTTTGTTTAGATAATGGTGTTCTTCAGGTTTATTTTCATTTTTGTAGAAATCTTTGTCTATTCCTTTCATATAATACTCCGGTATTTGTTTGTCTATTTTATGCGGTTTTATATCTGCGACTGTCGCGGACACAAACCCTCCTAGTCCTCTTACAGGATTGTCAAATCCACATTTATTATTATACGGCCACATTGCAAATTTAAAATATCCTTTATCTTTACCCCATTTTTCTCCCCAAGAATTGCGACAATACCAATAATGAATATTCTCTTTTTTTCCTGGAGAATATTCAACGTTATCTTCAATTCCCCACCCAATTACAGTAATAGCATGACCTCCAATGGGTTTACTGTTATTAGTATCGAATGCTATAATTTTATCATGTGAACTGTTTTCATAATCAATCCCTTCTAGATATATACCATTGGTAATGGAATAATCACCATTGACGAAATTATTGTATACAATAAATCCAGCAGATACAGGTCCATGTTGTATTAAATTATGCTTAGTCTCCAATCTGAATGCGTCTACATTATATTTATCTAATTGGGGGGATACTCGCACATCTTTTATAAAGTATAATAACTTATTGTTTGGATAAAAACAACCTGCTGGAGGAATTTTAGAGTTAAGGTATGTTGTTTTATTTTCGGCTTTAAAATCACTGACATCTTTCACATATCCTAGTGGGTTTGTACATATATTGTCATTTGTACACCATGAATTATTTACACAAAATTCAGATGCTATACCGTTTTCCTCGATGCATTTAAATGCTAGAGAGTTACTACCACCGCCACATTTGTTACTTTTGCATGGGTTTACATTGGACTTATTAGTACCAGTTTCGGACAATAAGTATGTCTGGCTAAGTTTTGGAGGATAGTTTGTTATTCCTGCTGCTACAAACATATCGCTCACTATACTAGCTGTTGAAATAGCCCAACAACTACCGCATAGGTATTGGTTTCTGGGTTTTTCAATAAACTTCTTTTTTGTTGACATGTTTGTATAATTTTTATCTTCCGGATATTCATGTCTCCAATCCCATTTTAACGGTACAGGAGGTTGGGAATCCATAACTGATATCTTAGATGGAGTACCAATTTCATATTGAGTTAGCATTGTGGTTGTAATGTTTGTATTCATAGGAGGTAGTAATAATTGAGGTGTTATTTGATCTATTGGTGAATGTCCGTGTTTTTCAGCAACTGTAAAGTGTTGATTATGTGGGGATATAGAATCTAACATTATTTTTTCTATAGTCATTATATTTAATACTAAAAATATAAAATCGGAATAGTATTATTTTGTACTTTCCAATTCGTCGTTGTTGTTTATAACTCTGTAAAAATACCATCCTAAAAACAAAAACTTTTTAAACTCTTCGTCTGTAAAATCTTCTTTATCAAAATCATTACTTGTATCTATATCACTCTGTTCCTGTACTTTGTATTTCATATAAAATTCTCCAATAGATATGGTTTGTTCCCTTGTTATATCTCCAGATTCTATTGAGATTGCAAGATTTTTGAGGAATATGATTAGGGTTTCATTATTGTGAATTGATGGACAATCTTCATGGCTATTAGAATTATCTATATCATATGTGTTGTCTCTCATATTAAATATTTATTACACTTTCACTATTCTTTAGACATTTTATAAGACAATATATAAAATGTCTAACTCTAATTATTCACAAATTCACCAGGCGAATCTTAATACATCCTTACTTACAGCAACTAAAGCATCAGTTTCTACCCTATTCAGAGATTACAGTCAGTCCTCTTCATCTTTTTCTTCCAACAGGAAAAACTCTTGAAAAGGTAACTCTTTACAGTAATACTAACAACATTTGTATGGGAGCCGTGTTGCATCAAATATCTTATTATTACCTACAAGTTCTACGATAAAGTGTCGTCGTAGGGGGGCGATAAGTACTCGTCGCTGAAAGACGTGCAGCTACTATATTAACGTTTACAGCCCATTTAAAATCGGTACTTCCTAATGGTGTTGTGACCATATTTTGGGTAACCATCAAGAATAATATCGGGGTATTCCTCAAAGAACTCTTGTAGGCTTTCTTCAATGAATTTAGTAGTGATATGCTGTTTTCCATTATGAGTAAAGGCGTCATCCTTAGCGATGATGCAACGAAGACCATCGAGCTTAGGAGAACCCATGATATTTTCTGACATCTTCTTAGAGTGTGAATCCAATTTACGTGCTAGAGTACATTCGAAATAACTTTTTCCTTTATCAATATCATTAATATTGGTTGTGTAACCATCATACTTTTGGCGATCTTCCCATTTACGATTGGCTACAAATTCACCCTGAGCAGATTCACTCCTCTCATTATATTCTTTTTCATATTAGTCAATTTAATAAATCTCTAATACAAGGTATTAAATATTCAGCAATATCAAAGTGGGTTTCTTGAACAGAGTAATAATTATTTGTTTTAAGAATCATATTATATTGATAATGTTTATAATCAATGATATACCTTTGGCAGTCTTTGCGAAACGGGTTGCTTAAAACATTTTAAATCATATCCATGTGTTAGTTCGTCTGCCATCTGCTTTGTGATAGGTTGTGGGAAAGACAGTAAGTGTACAACGGCGGGTATTTTTTTCGTATCATCTACATTTTATAAAAGTATGCTTCGATATAAAAATAAATAAGATTGGTACTTTTATTTGTTTTATAAAACTTTTTGCGCGGGACAAATATTCTTGTTTGTTTGTTCCTATTAACTATATAAATAAGTCAATTGTATTGAATCATTCTGGAGGGTTTGATTAATAATTGACAGGTTTGGACTCTAAATACACCCATAAATGATAAGGTACATTTTGACAGTATCTGGCACTACAGGTAGATATTTTTTCTTGAAATTTATTATGTTATCTTATATAAAATGACTAATCTTACTTTAAATTCTCAGATAAAACAGTTTCACAGAATTCACCAGGATTCTGTTAATACACCCTCACTTAATGCAGATAAAGCATCAGTTTCTACACTAAAATCAGATAGAGCAGCAATTGGGGTTACAACCAGTCCTCTTCATACTGTTTTTCTTCCAACAGGAAAAATTCTTGAAAAGGTAACTCTTTATAGTCCTAGCACCTTTACCTCACAAACCACACCCTCCAGCATGGTCACAACACCATTAGGAAGTACCGATTTTACATGGGATGAAGACGTTAATGTAGTAGCTGCACGTCTTTCACGCGGAGGAACACCCCTCGCCGACCTCGGCCCCAGCAGTGCAACTGTTACCATAAAACTTGATACTTCCCCTTGTATCGACGATGTAGGTGTCGGTAAAATAAATAAGGATCTTGTACAAGTCAATGCCTTTGATGGAACATTCAGTTCAACACTGTCGGGTGGCCTCAATTTTGGCGGAAAGGGTGAAATAGATGTTATGGCGGGCGAAATGGGTAAGCATGTGATAGTTGAACAAACTTCGCTTACAGAAGGATCTGTTGTTCTTGATATTTACTATTATGTTTAGATTGAATGTTGATTATGTTATATTAAATAATATAATCAACAAACGATGCCAGTTAGACTGTGCAACCTCCATTAGTTTTAGGATAATAAATAGTAAAGGGTCAGTTGAGTTATTCCGTGATAGATAAATGATGGTAAATATCTTGAGTTTATTTTGTATGTATAATATACTCCTCTGGAGTTTTGAATCTATCATGAGGTATATTATACTCTTTCTCTATATAAGAATGTTTAGATTTTATCATATTAATGTTACTTGCATACTCTGGTGATATAGATATGATATAGATACCTTCAATAGTTACAACAACATGAAAAACCGAATTGGAATAAAATACTGCTTTCAAAAATCCGACATAGTCATGATTAGAAGGCCATGCGTAATTAACTCCGTTTCGAATGTAAGCATCTTGAGGACGAGTATGAAAGTTATATTTATCATTTAATACTTTAACATGTTCGTTATTTCCATTTATGATACCAAGAAGGAGTTCGTACAGGATACCAAGAAGGAGTTCGTGCACCGGAGGTTTTAGCACTTCAAGCCATGGAGTTAGCTATTAAGGCTGGTAAAACAAATATCAGAATCGAAGTTATGTGTAGTTATTCAAAAACGAAATTGATTTTTAAGTTCAAATATTTAAATAAATCAACAAATGGTTTCTAAAACAAGGTCAATGACAAAAAAGAATATCGAAGAAAATAAAGTTATGAATTTAAATATACAATTTTCCACAGTAAAGTTTTATGTAGACTTATGTAGTAAATGTAAAAACAAAGAAGACAAAGTAATTATATTCAAACTTCTTTTCAACTTTTTATTAGAAAATAAAGTATTAGTTTACTTATATCCAAGATTCAAAGCAGTAGTTATAGATAAGTGTATTGAATTCCAAAAGGATCCTCTTCTTAAAGATTACATACATAAATTCTGGAATAATATGTTCGGAGGATCCTCTTCTTAAAGATTACATACATAATTCTGGAAGAATATGTTCGGTAGATTAAATGTATAATAATCTAATATATAATCTAATATTCAAACAACACTAATAAATATATTTTATTACTAAAATATATTTACAAAGTGATATTTGACACTTGTAATCGAACAAGTAGTGTGTTGTGATAGAGTGATAGTTGATAGAGTTGATAGATACTTTTATTGTTTATTTCTATGTCGTATATTATTTTCTCATTTCCTTGTGGTTTTTCCGGTTATTGTCATAGCGCCTGCAATTTCTGTATTGTATGGGTATTTTCCTTAATTGGTTTATAGTTTCAGATGTGAATGTTGCTGTAATATTACATACACTGGAACGATTGAGATGAATCGTTTCTGTGATATGTTCTATATCATTATACTTTACCCAAATCACTTGATACCATTCCCGGAACTTTCAACAGACATATTGTATTGTCGAATACGATATTGTGTAATGGAGATAATCTAGATGTGAATGGAGAAGTAAATCCTTGTAAAACAAGATTGTTAATATTTGTAGTGTTGTCTATTTTTACAGATATCCATAAAGTTATGTTGGCAGAACAGACTTGCTTATGAATGGTATCATATTTTGTATCGTATAAGTTATGAATTTCACAAATATCATTAGTGCATAATAAAAAAGCAAATGAGTTGATATTAAACTATTACTATCAACAAAATCAAGTTTATTTTGTGAATTAGGCAATGAATTCACAATGTTCATACTATCATAAGAAATACCTAATACAACAGCGCGACGATGGTTATATGTTTTTTTATATCTTTTGGTATATTGCCCAACTTATTTATGAGATTATATAATTTATATTCTAATATAATTCTATCTAAATCTATTAATATATACGCACTCATACTATCATATACAAGTTTATACAAGTTTATACAAGTTTATACAAGTTTATACAAGTTTATACAAGTTTATACAAGTTTATACAAGTTTATACAAGTTTATACAAGTTTTTGTAGTGCACATGATGAACACTCGCTCGACCATATATCAGGTACAGGTAAAGAATTGTCTTTCATATGTCTATAAATATTTTCAGAAGGAATGCCTGCTCTGCATACATCACACCAACCAAATTCTACTTTACGTCGTACAATATATCCTTCTCGAGTCATACGTTCGCAAAAAATATTAATTAGTAAGTGATGATCATCTTTAAGTATACAGTCAACTATAGCTATATTTTTTTTAGTTGCTCCATTTCTTTCACATATAAACGTCCAATTCTTATCAAGATGAGGATAATCTTCAGAATACTTTGGCGCAATATGAATTAACCATGTTGGAAACGTTCTTGAAATTAAATCAAGTAACTCTTTGTTACACCCTATACCTTCCAACTCTTTTAAAACCATTTTCATGGAACTTTCTTCCGGATCAGTATAAATATCTGAATCCGTTATTGTATTATTGTAATTTTTTGACATTGCTTTAAAAACCATTCACATTGTTTTAAACGAATAAATTGAAAAAAACTTATCTAATATAAAGTAAAATGGCTAATATATCACTTTTAGGAAGCATAACAACATGTCGGGTTGATCAAGCTGAAGCGTCCAGAGTCGCATCTGCCCGTTTTCAGGATCCATCATTAATGATATGTCCAACATGGAATGGTTTTAACCTTACGGGACAACAAGTATGTCCCGATTCTTTTACGACTAAGACTGCAGGATGTCACTCGTCTATGGATCGTGTTTCTGTTGAAAATTCGCTGCGTCCTCAATATGCTGAATACATCAATCTTGATTCTCAGGGTTACACGTCTAATCAAATGTATGCAAATAATATGAATGTTGCTAATACCAGAAATCAACAAGAATCTGTTGATCAAATTCAATCGACGCAACCAAACTTTGGCCTACACGTAGGCGCTAATACTAGCGTCGGGTGTTCTTCTCAATACCCACAAGCTATGACGCAACTAGGTCATGCAAATAGAAATAATCAACAATTGCAGCATGGGGTTCAAAGTCAACAAATGAGACATGCTAGTGGTATGTAATTATAATATAAGATAATTTTAAACTTAAAAGTTTAAAATTAAGCGTTGATGTTTTATTCTGTTACGAAAGCATGTAAAACGTTAGTGATTTTGTCTAAGATACCTTAAAATATCATACAAAACCACGCAATCGAAACGGTTATATGACTCTATATCTTTCATATTAGATGAAGTGTGAATATCGTCTGATTGTTCATAAGTACGTATAGCCTTAATCATTGCAGATGTACCGCTATTACACTCAGACGTCATACATTCAGTAATCATGCCGTATTTTCTCATTTGTTCCGAAACGTTTTTCAATCCAAAACCAAAACATCCTTTAATAACAATTGGTTCCACACGAAATATAGTAGCAACATCACACCAATTTTTTTCAATTTTGTACCAATTGTCGGATATATGTTTCATTGACGGATCATCATGCATAATAGTGCATAGTCTTTTAAACTGTCTACGCTTGGCAATACCCCAGAATCTTTTTTCAGCATCCCAAAACCACATCTTGGGATAACCTAATTCTTTCATAAATGTTACAAACTCATCCATAATACGGTATTCTTCTTGAGGAGTCATTTCTGTAGATATAAAACTTTTATATATAATATTATCCTTAGCACAATTTTCATGTCTATATGAAGTATAATATATACCAATCATAAATATCATGTCAGTTTTTCTCTGTTTGGGAAGTTCGTCTAACGGAGAACATACATCCATTAGTGTCTCAAAATCTACAAATACTTCAGTCGTGTTTGTCCTCCAATCATTGATGTTTGTAAGTATATTTGCAGGACGAATATTATAAATATCCTGACGGTTTATATCAATCATTTTATCAATTGTATCTCCACGCTTTCCCGTTATACCCAATTTTTCTGCAGTACAATCAATATTTTTCCAACTTTTTATACCGTTGGAAAAACCTATTTCTCGTTGTTTAACACCGCAATACCATAACATACTAATTTCTCCGATATCCTCGGCAATTTCCTGTTTTTTCTTACTCCAAGGACCTATCGTTGTGCACATATTAGGGTAAAGTTCGTCACGTGACGGAGGTTTAATTTTCCAATTCCTTCCATGTCTAATCACTTCACGAACCCATTTTATAGCATTTTGTGTTTCGTCAACATATTTGGAATCAATCCCCTTAAAATCTACAACTCCTAATTTGTTTAGACATGATACATTTGAAAAATTTTCTCCCTTTGATTTATATTTCCATCTACGACCGAGTATGAAAGCATAAGGACAAAAATATCCTTGTATTACACTAACAGCCTTATTGTAAATATATAACTGAGCTTTGTACGCTTTATATTTTGAATCGTTAAGTAAATGACGTCCATCTGATCGGAGTGAAAGGGTTGAAAATTTAATATCTATAACTACATAATGATAATTACCGTTTAATTTTATAGCACGAATTGATTGTTCTTCCTCTGTTAATGGATTTTCTTCAATTATATGACATAAATAATCACTTCTTATTAAAATATCTATAACCCCATGCGTGCCATTTATTTTGTTTCTAACAGGAGCAGAATGAATAAGAGGAACTCCTTGTTTCATGTAATCTATTGTTTGTCGGACAGTTTTATCATTAATTATTTCAGACACATGTACAGATCTGAGACGATTAGTGTGAATATATTGAATTAACATTTTTTCAAACTCTATACCTTTAATCATCAAATAATTTTCAAATGTATCGGTTTCTGGTTTTAAAACATATTTATCCCTATTACCATCCCTATTACCATCCCTATTACCATCCCTATTACTATGATACATTTTAAATACATCTAATAATCCGTCATTGGTCATAAAGTTTTTAGTAGACGTTGCTGACACCCAAGGCAATGATCTTTTTTTAGGAGTAAGCGGTCCAACCAATCGAGGTTTCTTAGACCTAGTGATTAAGGATATATTTTCAACACAAGATCGTTTCATGTTAAATTAGTGAGTTTATTTGAATTACTATAGCTTTATATAGTAATTCAAATATCTTTATTAGGTGTTATATTTTAAAATACTCAAGTTATATTGATGATCTTATCATATATACCCTCTACAGATTGATGCGCGATCATCAACACCATCTTATTTTGGAAATGAGTACGAAGACTATTCACTACAGTATTATTCAAATCTTGATCTAGACTACTTGTACATTCGTCTAACATAATCAAAGGTGTATTGAATATATCAGACAAAGCTAGAGTAAATGCTAAAATAACTCTACTTTTCTCTCCTCCGCTTAATCTTCCTAAACCAGACTCCATACCTTTATGATGAACTTCGATATTAATCTGTGGTTTGGTGCTTTTCTTTGTTTCCTTGAAAGGTAATAAAGTTACGACCATAGGATTTTTAGGAAAAAATTCGTCTAGATATATTTGAGTATGTGAGTTGATTGAAGATATTACGTTTCTCAATGCAATACTTTCCGCTTCAACTATTTTTTCTTTAAGTAATGTGGCTGCGCTGTATTTCTCCTTTATATGTTTCTCTTCTCTCATTACATTGACAAGTTTTTCTTTCCACTCATTATAATTACGTATCTCTTTTTGATTCTTTGTATATAGTTCGATATCATTTAAATTTTTCATATGTCTGTCTCGTTTGTCTTCTAGGGTTTTTATATTGGTTATGTACTTGTTGAGTTCAGTTTCCAATTCACTCAGACAATGTATAGTTTTATATCGTTTGAGGTGTTTATTTGTCTCGTTTTCAATATCGTCTTCCAATATAAATAAATCATCCTTGCAATATTTTTCTTCTTCTTTTATTCTATTTATATCGTCTCTATTCCTTTTCTGTATGTCTATAGTTTGTTTTAGTTGTTCTTCATTAATATTATAGTCGCTGTTTCTTGTTTTTGACTTCAACTCTGATATTTTTTTACATTGTTTTAATATATTTTTCTCGAATATTACTATTCCTGCAGAAAATATGTCTGCTTTTAGATTTGCATCTAATACCTTTTTACTTTTTACCAAATCTTGTTGAGAGATTTCATAACGTCGAAGATATTCTAGGTCTTCCTTTAGGGATTTTATATCAGGTAACTCTTCGTAATTGCATTCTAAATCTCTGATTTGTTTAGATATTTCAGAACATTTATCCCTTTTATTTGTTAATTCACAAATAAGACGTTCTATTCTGTGTATATCATCAGAGATATTAGCAATATCGTCTTCAATGTCTTCAATGTCTTCAGTATCTCCAGTAACTAAACTTTCCACGACACATAACTCATTATCCGATACATGTAAAGTATTATCACATACTGGACATACGTATACGTGTTGTTCTATACGTAATCGTGAAACGATATCGTTTTTATTCTCATATTCGGTCCTCATATTATTAAGTGTAGTTTCATGTTTTTCTATAGATCCTTCCGAAACTATATATCCTTTTCTTTCAGAGTTTAGTTTATTTAATCTTTCCATATCTTCTAAACATAACTTACAATCGGATATTGCTTCTCGTAGTTCATCAAGAGAATATTCTTTCCATAAAATATTTTTTATATTTTCTATCTCTTTTATAATGGTTTCTGTCTCTCTTTCTTTCATCTCATTTAAACGCGAAACGTTTTCCGATTTACATTGTTCAAGTATATTTAATTCACGATGAGACATAACACATTCAAGTTTTTCTTCATATATAGAAAGTTGTTCATCTCCCTCGTAATTATTATCACATTTTTTACACGTCAACTTTTTAAGTTTGTCTTTTATCTTATGTACAGACTCTGTCTTTCCTTTTATTATTGTATTATATAACCTTAAACTTTCCATCTCTTCCCTTAAAGAATTTAAAGACTTACCGTTTCTTTTTAAGAGTATTAGACAATTTTTATAACGAATATTCTCATTTTTAATTATTTTTTCTTTGTTTTTATTTGTAGCAAGTTTAATAGGGAAATTTATCTTTGTAGGTCGATCGATATTATTTAATATACCACTAGTCATATCTATTTTTGTTTTTACGGATACCAAACTATCATTGCATTCCCTTATAAGAGATTTACACCTTGATTTTATTGTTGTAAGATTAATATCCCTAAAAGCAAATTTTTCTAAAAACCCTAATTTTTCTATCGGACTCATATTTATAAACGAATTAATCGCGTCTTGAGAAATATATCCACATGTTTCAAATGAATGA